GAATTATATGTCCATACGGCACTTGAAGTCATTCCAAAATCCGTAAAACATGGTGAATTTATCCAATCTAATGTTTGGACTCTGTTATCAGCATCGGTTGAAACTGCTACAAAAGACCCACTTGGACTGTAAACAATACCTCTCCAGTTATTGATATCACCAATTGTATCTTTTGTTATCCATGTTTTTCCATTAAAGCTATAAGCACTCTTTTTTTCACCACTCGATCTTGCTACTCCTACAAAAATAGAAGAACTTTTAGTAAATGGCACATCATTCGATCTATCTCCAAATGCAACAGAAGTTATACTTATATTATTGTTATCATCAAAAGAACCAGTTAACCACGTTACACCAGAATCAACTGAATATATTGGAATAGCTCCGCCACCTGAAGATGAAAGGGGGGTAGCAACAAAAGTACCATTACCATAAGTAATAGTTTGAAAAAGCCTACTGACAGGATTTACTCTCGGTGTCCACGAAATCCCATCAGGTGATGTCATTATTGATCCCATAGAAGTAGTAAATGCAACGGATACAAATGTTCCGCTTCCATAAGTCACTGCCCACCAATTCGTATTATGTGCCGCCGAATGCGTTGTCCATGTTAAGGCGTTTGTCGAAAAACCTGTTATACCTTCCTGTGAAACTGCCACAAATGAGTTGCTTCCATAAGTTACACCTTGCCATCTCGAACTTTCTATTGAACTCGAATACCAGTTTTTACCCTGATCGTTCGAATAAATTACAGTTGATCCGCTCCCGACTCCTACAAATGATCCACTACCATAAGTTATGGAAATGACCGAATTTGTTTGTGTATCATATATTGATGACCAATTCTGTCCATCAGATGATGACATAACAATACCATCTGAAGTAATAGCTATAAATGTTCCACTGCCATATGCAATATTCAGCCAAGATTGTGTTGGGGCAGTTTGAGCTTGCCAATTAGCAACACCTGCTCGAAATTCGTCTCCTAAACTTCCCGTATAATATTGATACGCTGTCGTCGTGGTCGACACTAAGCTTGAACTGTAAATAGTATCACTTCCACTTGTAAATGGATATAAAATATAAGTAGAGCTCGTTACATAGCTAGAACTATGATATAGTGCTATACTCGACGTGTATGACCAAATAGATGCTGTCGTAAAATAATAACTTTCGCTGTACCATGTTGACGAATCCCCACTTTGAGTAAAATATGACGCTGTGGGAAATATGGAACTTCCCCTATAAAAGCTTTGTGTTGTATATGATATAATTGGAGCGTGGCTCATTGAATAACTTGACGACAAAGCGTTATATACATAAGTCGTTGTAGTAAGCATTCTAGGACTATATGAAAAATCCTTCCAAACCGCCTCTAATCGCGGTCTATATATCGTATGGGTTTCATTTGAAAAAAATTGTAATGTACCTTGATTCAGAATACTTTGTTCGTCTACATCGCTTCGTTTAAGTAAAATTCCATGATTTTCGAGAGATCCGCTCAACCAAGCCTGTACCATCGTCGTAATATCCATATGAATATCGGTCGTTTGAAAACTAAACGATTGGCTTGACTCATATCCACTACCACTAATATAATCGCTTCCAGTCGCTGCCCAAAGACTTCCAGTATCACCAGAGACAGTTATTCCGTCTCGAATTTGCCAACTTACACCAGTCTTTGTGATGGGAATATCACTTTTTTTGCCAATGCCCATCTCCCATGACTGAGAAACAGGATACGCATATATTGTATATTCCAACGGTATTTCTATTGCTTCAGATGTATAAAGATTTAAATAATATCTCATGTCTGAACCAGAAGTTTGACCGGAAACCAACGACGCTGAAAAATCACTCAGATCAAATTTAATTAATATGCGAGAATTATACGGAGTGTCATTTTCGGAATGAACCAATTGTTTCTCTATTTCAAGAATCTGGTCAAGCCCAGTATTCGAATGAACAGAGTCACCATAAATTGTACTATCTTTTTCAGCAAATAAAAAATAATGCACTATTTAATCTCCACGTTGTTGTCAATTTTAAATAAATTGTGGTTCACCAGTCGCCATATTTTTACCTACTGCTGTAGATAATTTTATATTACCGCCAGATAAAACATATGTTCCGAACCAGTCACCAAACCGTTCTATATTTTCTTTATCATTTGTAGTAAATGGTTTCCCATCTTTTCTTTTTATTTTACTTGGATATTTAAAATCCCACTCATAATCCCCGCTTGTAAACATTTCTTTTTCTTTGTCGTCCATATCTTTACCATTGTCTTTATAAACAACATTAAAGTATTTTTCAAACTCTTGATTTATTCCACTCCGGCCACCTTCAAAATAATATAAATCCCACTCGTCCATATCGTTAAATTTTTGTCTGACCGCAGAAAATGGACTATTACTTTTTTTGGCTAATTTAGATTTAGTATCTCCCTTTTCCATATACACTTCACCAGTTTCATTATTGATCACATCTTTATCGACCGCATGATTAGCACCAATATTTTTCATGAATTTTTCTGCTTCTTTTTCATTTTTAAAATATCCATCACCAGGAACTTTGGCTATTTTTTCATTTAATAAGTCTTTTAATTTAATATTCATGTTATAATTTCCTTTCTAATGAACTGAGAGTAATAAATTTTTTAATTTGATTATCATAATGATCGTCCACTTATATCTTGGGTCGGGTATTTAATTTCAAATATGCATGGGTCAAGACTAGGATATACCACTCCATCCTTTGTCGCCGAATTTATATCATACACGTTCCCAGAATACCCTTCGTCAATGTTCCACTTGTTAACAATTTCAGTACTAACAACCGATTGAACACCCTCAACACTAAATAACTCGGTTTGAATATCTGATATTATGATTGGCTGATTAAATTGCCATCTTTCAATATTAAACATAGCTTTTAATTTATCAATACAATACAGCAACACTTCTCTTTTATTATAATTTTTAAATACTATAATAGTAAAATTAATACCAATATTGACAACAAATCCATCTTTAATATTAATAGCATCTGTTAACATACGATATTGTCCGAGATAAACCTTTAAATTTTCTTTTATAGCATCATTTAACGTGACTAATTGTTTTCTGTTATTATATCCCAATACATATAAATTTAAAGCAAGGGGATTTGGTCTCCTCTTTCCTTCACCCCCTACTGTATCGGGAGAGTTAGCCAATTGATCATCCTGTAAAATATATGATTTAGCAACTCTACCATATCTAGGAGGCATAGAATATGTTCGAACAATATAATCTTCTTTCGTGACTGCTCTCAACTGTGTTGGGAAATTCGCTAAAGCATTCTGACGAACTTCTTCTACCGATTCTCCATCTCGACCACCGTTGGCAGCCGTTGGGTTATTGGTGGCAACAGAATCTTTTACCTGTCGAGTTATGTCAGAATCCAAAGCATCTTCATCGATTGTATACTCAGCACCAGTTATTTTAACTAAATCATTTTGATTCACGTTTGATGATAATCCACCTCCAGTAACATATTTTACTGTCAATGTCGTATTATGTGGAGCCTGCCCATATGTTTTTGTATGTAAAAAATTTGAAGGGTCGATTGGATTGTCCGTAAATGTTACGCTACCAAAAACATTTGACCCAACATTTGTTGGATTTGGAATTAATAATTCGTCGGCATCATCAGACACACCAGCACCAAATTGCAATTCAATTGACCTATCACCACGTATACGTGACGTAAATCTACGAGCAGTTTTTTGTAATTTTAATAAATATGGAGCAGTATCATTGTATTGAGCCAAATCCTTATCTATTGCTTCGACGTTTTTTAATTCAGTGAATACCGTATCTTGAGCCAAATATGGGACATGATGCCATCTATTTCCATCAGAATCTGTAGCATGGAGAATTTCAATTATATTGGGATCAGGTAATACTCGTGTTTCAAATCTCGTTGCTTCAGAAAAAGAAACTGTAGCTGTTTTGATTTCTCCAGCCGACACTCTTACTGATTTTTTTAATACAAAAAATGTAACGTTTCCACTATCATCTGTTTCAAATATAGCAACGTCAGTTAAATCATCAGAACTTGAATAAGCAAAATTGATATCTGACAATGTTCTGAAGAACACATCACTATTACCATCACTCTGAATTTGCATCCCAGAATTAATGACTAAAGCATAATTATAATTCGGCGCAACATCTGCTCCAGTACCAGCAGCGGGTACAATTTGGAATACGTCAACGTTAGTAAAAGCAGGAAATGACAATGCTGGTCTGTAACCGAGAGTTTGTGCTAAAGCATATATATTCTGTTCTTCTTCAGCATAAAGTAATAAACTTTCTTTTAAAGCATTGTCTGTATAATAACTCAGGGTATCACCAACATATGATGCCATCTCGATAAACATCATCCCGACGGAACTTTCATTGAAATTCTGGTAAGTATTCGGAAAATATGCTTTTGCGAAACTGATTAAGCTATCTCTGAATTGAGAGAAATCTCTATTTAAATATCTTACTTCTTTTTTACCCACGTATTTTCTCCTTAATCATTTACTCCACCACCAGCAAGATAATTTTTATATGCTTGCATTTTACCGAAAATTTCTTTACCCAATGCTATGATATAATCAATGGCTCCTGATTGTTTCATAAATTCTTTCAACTCTTTTATATTACCAATAGGTTTTTTTATCTTAAATTCTTTTTGTCTTCTTCCACTTGACATATTACCTATCATACCATGTATCAATAAATCGCCCATGAAAATCTTGAGGCCCCAACCTGTTCTTTCACCATTGTCCATATCTTTTATAAACTTTTTATAAATCGGATCATTACTAAATTTAACGAGTTCAGGTATTTGTTTCTGAGGTTCGTCTTTCCGTAATAATTCATATAGTTCAGGTTCTTCTTCCTCACACAATTTCACATATTCCTCTTTTATAATTTGTCGCAATTCAGACTTCCTCATCATTTCCTCCATTACCCATTCGATATCTCTTTTTTATGTCGCAAAAATTATTTGTATCTCTTCATATTGATTTAAATCGCGCTTTAAACCAAATTCAATTCGCACATCAAACCGATTAGCATCTATGTTATCATCTGATATATCAACGTCAACCTTCATCAATTCAACATACGGCAACCACATCCCCACAGCATCTGTTATGTCTGTTTCAATTTCATCCTTTATTGACGTAGTTATTTGTTCAAACAACTTACTATAAATCCTTGTGCCAAATTCTGGTTGCATATAACGTTCGCCCTTCTGCGTTAACAAAAGATTATACATATTTGATTTCGCCTCGTCGATCGATGTCAACGTTTGTTCAAAAAATCCAGTATTTCCAAGACGAATTGGTATTCGTACTCCGATTGGTTCAGCCATTAATTCACACCTTTCATTTTTCTAATATTCGTTCTATCCTATTTCCCGCGAGTTGTTGCTGTTTTTTGATCAACTTTTTTCAATAATGTACTATAATCTTTCATCATGTTTTGTACTATTTGAGCAGGAACTTTATCAAAATTAATGGGTGCCCCGTCAGGAGAAGTTTCTGGAAGAGCTACTGTCGATGGTCGCCCATCAGCACGACTCGAATCGCGCCCAACTTTATCAAACCCATCACCATAGCCCAACTGAGAAACTAATTTACTACGTTCAAATGAATTTGCTTTTGATTTTGCTGTAGACGTTGTACCTTTCATCGAATTCGTATTCAATACAAATTCCCTTTGTCCTAACACCTTTCCCGTCGGAGCATCATCATTATCATAATACTGTTCAGCAGTTTCATTTAATATGTCAGCAAATGGCCCCTTTGAAAATAACCTTTCACCCACCGAGCTACGTATGCTATCTTCTTGCTCAGATTCATTTTTATTCAATAATGAGACCATGCTTAAGTCGTCGTCGCTGTCAGACTCGTTCAAGTAGGAAGTTTTAGCGGGTTTAGCGCTTTCTGCTTCTTGAATGATTTTATAAAATTCTTGCTGAATGGTTTTTCTCAGCATTGGTTTTATTTCTTTGATGATCACATTTTTGATTGCTTCATTTATCATTAAGTGTAAATCTTTTTTTGTTAAACTCATCTTAAAACTCCCCTATATTAAATAAATATCAATATATAAATTATTTACTAAAATTTCTCTTTGATAAAGCACTGTCAATTTTTAATTTCCATAAATTAAATGATACTTGATCTGTTAATATTACTCCTGGAGACGCATGAATGTGAGTTAATACCAGCGTAACCAATTCTTCCAATAATGACTTCAATGAATCTCCCAATACAATTGGTTCGTTCGCATCTTCAGACCCTAAGTAAATTTCAGGACTATTCATAATTGTTTTTGATCGTGTATTAAAAATTATATTCCGCATAGAGTCAACAGTAAATATACCACTTGTAACAAAATTAATTGCTCGTTTTGCGAATGTCATGAATTCGTTCTGTTTCGCGTTGATGACGACTCGATCACTGTTAAGGATGATTTGATTTCCTGTAAAATCTTTTGGTTTGTTATTATAGAATTTTAAATGAACTGGAGACCCAATTGTTGCTGGACGTAACCCGACTGTTTCACTTAGTGATGTCACCCATATTGAATTTTGGTCATCATTAATGTCCTCTTTCAATGGCTTCAACCTTACATCAGAAAGTTCGTCAGGCTGCCCAACCCGTATTTTTAAATTTGGAAGTTGGGTTTCAGGATTCGAACCAAGTCTAATAGACTGTCCAAATCTACCATCAATTATGATATCTCCCTCATATGGAAAAAGAGGTTTAATGTCCTGCCTTTTAAATGTATCACCCAATATTTCATCAGTTACTTTTTTTTGCTTATTTGATGCTCCAGAATCAGTAACTTCGTAATATTCATTCGCTTTTCGTTGAGATTTATATTCTCTGGTTATGTTGGGTAAACTTATTCCAGGTTTAGCATTTTCATTTAAATTGTTATTTGTATTTACACGCTGTATATAATACAGAGAAGGAGAATCTGAACCATATGAATTATTGCGGTTAGAATTTATTGTCATCGTAAGTACAATCTCGTGCTTTAGTGGAAAATTTTTTATATTTCCATCCACAGGTGCTGCCCACGACAATATTGCTTCATTCTTACCAAGTTCAGTTTGTATGTGCCTAACCTTAGCTTTACCAATACTGTTATAACTACCTTGATTTTTAAACTCTGGGTGTGTGTCATCCAGTATGATGTCGATGACTTCGGCTGGTTCTACTTGTTCTTTATTATACCCTGATATGGTAGCCTTGCTTGGAAAATTCGAGTTTGTACCGCGACTTGTTTCTGTTTTTGTATCTGTCGTGAATGACATAATTAATTGCTCGCCTTTGATTTTGGTATGTTTAATTCGTTTTTTATCTTTTCAACCTGTTGGTTTAACTGCTCAACCTTAATATCTTCCTTTTTGCGAAAGTCGTCGTATGATGGCACGTCTTCAAGCAATTTCTTTTTATCTGCTTCAGTTATGAGCGCATTATCACCCTCAGATCGTCCGTCATCCTTTAACGACCGCTGTACTATATCGGACAGTTTAACTAAATGTTCATCGCTTTTAACTTTCACATCGAGATATTCTTTGATGAGAGGCACAATGAGTATAGCATTATCCAATGAGGTTGAGAATTTTTTTAAATCGTCAATTAATGAAAAAACTCGATCACTAGTACTTTTAGAATTTCTGTATATATCCTCAAATATATTTGACAAGGTTTTGCCTGTATATAATTCATAATATTTTTTATCTTTTTTCATTATATATTTCTCCACAGTTTAACCATCAGTATATTATATATAAATATGGTAAAAATAAAAAAGGTCGTGTAACATATGGAACTTATTTAATTGACATAAGTATAATATATAAAATACGTAATATATTTAATTTAAAGGAGTATAACGTTATGCTTGATGAAAAACAAATTGAGGAAAATTGGAAAAAACTGATTATTTTCATTGAAGACAATTTTGATGGCGAGCGAGAAAAAGGTTTGTTGAATTTATATACCACATATGCTGACAGAATAGCAACCTCTCCAGCATCTGGTAAAGTGCATTACCACTCAAGCTTCATTGGTGGATATGTGTATCATGTTCTAAATATGATCAACTGTACAAAAAAAATATCTGATCTTTGGTTGTCGCTTAATGGCAAACCCACGTATACAGAGGAAGAAATGTATTTTGCTTGTCTAAATCACGATTTGGGTAAAATTGGCAATTTAGACCACGAATATTATGTTCAGACTGAAGAACAATGGAAAATTAAACGTGGACAAGTATTCGACTTCAATCCAAAATTACAATATATGGCTATTCAAGACAGATCAATTTTTTTATTACAACATTTCGGAATAAAAATGACAGAAACAGAATACATTGGAATTAAAATTCACGACGGGCTTTATGACGAGGGAAATAAATCGTATTATATAACATATGATCCCCATTTTGGGTTGCGTAGTATGTTACCACACGTTATGCACTGGGGAGATATGCTAGCAACAAAACTTGAATATGAGGAATGGTTACATTCTCCAGAAGGAATTCGTTTTATGAATAACGGAGGGACGCATACAGAATCAATGAATTATAAAAAACCAATTAAAAAACCCAAAATCGAATCTATGCCAAGCAACGTAGAAACATTCGACACACTATTTAATAATATATTCCCAGATACAAGTACAAAGGAAGCATAAAATGTTAGAGATTGGTATAATAATTATATTAATATTACTATTTATATCTTCGGTAATAATAATAAAACGAAAAATTGCTCAAATAAATAAATACGAAGAAGTGCTTAGACTATATGAAAACTGGATTGAGAATTTCACATTAACAGTTGAAACAATCGACGATAAATTGGATAAGTTAGATTCGGAAGGAACCTTTCGGTCAGACGACGAGGTTGGGTTCTTTTTTCAGTCCATATACACGCTTCTTAAAACGTTGTCTGACTACGGATTAACTGACAAACCCGAACAAATTATAGGAGAATCTGCTGAAGGAGTAAACATCGTTGAATTATATACGAGAGACAAAGAAAAGACCAAACGAACACTAAAACGCCGAAATACCAACATCACACTTGAAGATTTAAACAAAAAGGTTTCTAATTAAACGGGTATATGTGAAATCTGACTGAACATGGAGACCAACTGAATGGCAAAAACAATTTATTTTTCAAAGGCTGTAGAAAATGCAATAGTCGAATATAACGAAACACAAAATTTTGTAATAAAATCAAAAATATATAGAGAACAAATCGATAAACCTTTAAAAAAGTTGGTCGAAAATATAATCAATCGATTTAAATTTCCATATTTTAAATTAGCAAGTGAGGATTTGCATGCTGAGGTCGTATCATTTTTAGTATTAAATATGAGCAAATATGATCAGGAAAAAGGAAAAGCATTTTCGTACTTTTCAATCTTAGCAAAAAATCATTTAATAATGAACAATACGGATGAATACAAAGAACTCAAACGTCAACGTCGAATTGATGTTAGTGATGGAGAACATTCATTTGATATAATTGATGAAAATCAAGATCGGCATTTTAATGATGATACTCCCGAATTCATTGAAAAGATGATTGAATATTGGGAACATAATTTATGTTATATTTTTACAAAAAAACAAGAATTGATGATCGCGGATTCTATAATGACGTTGTTTAAACGAATACATCTGATAGAAAACTTTAATAAAAAAAGTCTTTATGTGTTAATACGAGAGATGACAGGACTGCGGACGCAATATATTACAACAGTAGTAAATAAAATGAAAAAACATATTGATCATCTACAGACTTCATATAATAATACGGGATATTTTAATATGTCGTCTACTACTTAAAATTTAAAATTACGATATTTTGTACCGTGTCCACGGTACATCGCTCGTCAACCACTGGTTTAACACCATTGATGGGTTGTTGGTAAATATTCGGCAGACTATCCTGCGACCATTGTAAAATACTATCATTTCATTTCTCCTTGTTGAAAATCTCATTACGAATTTCCGCTAATAATTTCACTGTACAGTTTCCCTCTTGAACCAGCACCCGCGTCAGCAAATTCTTATATTTATCTCTATCAAATTCGGCTTGATGTAACTGCCTTCTTGTATCGGTTAGCGTTTTATCAATCGATCCAATTATATCTGATGCATCAAGATAGAGTTTTTCCCACGATTTCGCCACTTAAAATTCTCCAATCATATTATATTTTATGTAAATGTTAGAATGGTATACCTGCGACAGATACTGATTTCTGTACAGCACGATCTTTCTTCATTTTAGTA